CGCAAAAAGCAAACTAAAAAAACATATGGGTCAAATATGGGTCAAGAGAGTTTCAGAATCCGCATAAACACTGAGCAAATCGGGATTTTAACCCCGCCTTCGTAATCAGTAGGTCGTGGGTTCAAGCCCCATCTTCAGCTCCACCCCAAAAACCGCATTGGAAAGCCATTTCTCGGTGTTTCTGGTGCGGTTTTATTTTTCCTTAAAATCATTAAAATACAGTAAAATACAGTAAAATACAGTGAAAGTATGGGCCAGATATGGGTCAAAAAAAGCCCCGAAGCTTTTTAAACCTCGGGTTTCTTTTTTCTCCAGTTGATATATTTGCCGTCTTTAATTCTGCCGTCCGTATTCGGTGTATCTTCTTCAATAAACCAGTCACGACCGATTTTGACCGCGGGGAGCGTTCCCCTGTTTGCCTTTTGGCGAGCATTGTCGGGATTTAACCCGACTTGCTCCGCCCATTGTTTTAATGTTATCAGCATTGTATCACCCTACCTTTGATTAATATGTATGTGTTCCGTCTGCTTTTAATATTCTCAATGTTGCTGTGGGGTACTTCACCATAAGCTTCATCATTTCTGCAACTGCGTCATCGTAGGTATTGTGCTTAGTGTATTTCCTCCACCTGCCAGTCACTTTGCTTTGAACCATAACCCATACATAATCACGTTCCATTTTTCTTTCGGCTGTGTTTGTCATAATAATTCTCCTTTCTTATTCGTGGTATGTTGCATATTTAACGTCTGAGCCGAAGCCTTTATAAACGTCTACCGTCACGCCATTGTCTTTGCGCCACATTTTGTTTGCCCAATTACTGAGTGCCTTTTCGGTACAAAAAAATCTTGTTTTGCAAGTATCGTCCGAAAATATCGCTTGTGCCGTGAACTTAATGTTTTGGATTTTCATAATCTTTCCTTTCTGGTTTTTAAGTCTGCCCTTGACTTATCTTTGTCTATATTATAATGCTTTAACGTATTATTGTCAATACTTTTTCAAAAACTTTTTAAGAAAATAATGCACAAAGAATAGGTTGATTTTTTATTTAAAATAGCAAAGCCCCGAAGCTCAACACTTCGGGGATGATTTCGTTTATTCAATTATTCGGCAAGCCTCGCGAAAGTTTCACGCTCTGCAATTCCAGTTACTGGCAAACCTTTGACGGTTTGAAAAGTTTTAACTGCACTCTCGGTGCGTGCTCCAAAATCACCGTCAAATCCGCCTGTGTCGTAGCCGCGACAAACCAAAAACGCTTGAAGGATTGAAGGGTAGCCGCCGTAAGCTCCACGCTTCAATGGTCTGACCGCCGCTTTAGTCGCTTTGCCGAAGATACCATCAACGACTAAGCCCGCCTTGAATTTGACGTTTAGAACATTCTGCAAGCCCTTGATTATAGCTGTACAGGTTTTCACGCCGTAGATGTTATCAACCACCAAACCGCAGTTATAAACCTTGTTGAGCCATCTTTGAACCGTTGCCGTGTCTGCCAGATTGACTGTGGGAGATATTCCCGAACCGTCAATGATAGAAGTGTTCTCGATAACATTCATATCTACGTTGCCGTTAACGCCGTTCACGCTTCCGGTTTCGCTATACTGCCAAATATCGCAAGCGATAGAATGACTGCTCGCCCATTGTGCAAGCCAAATCGAATATTTATTGCGGAGCGTTGAATAATTAAGACACTGACTGAACCAGTACGCATTTGCATATACACCCGTCCGATAACCGTGTTTTTTGATTGTATCGCAAAATTTTTCGGCGATCGTGGTTAAAGTCGCTCTACCGAATGACTGTTGCCACGGCTCTTCAAGATCATAATAAACAGGCAAGTCGAGCTTGCGACCGTTCAAACAGGCTAAACAAGCGTTCGCTTCATTGACCGCGTCGCTTATGCTGTCAGCGTAACTGTACCAGTAGACACCGACTTTCAGCCCTGCAGCTTTTGCACCGCGATAATGGTTCTCGAATTGACTGTCTTTTTGACTTGCTTCTCTGCCAAATCCTGCGCGAATTAGAACAATGTTTATTCCTGAGCTTTTAACCTTGTTGTAGTCTACGCCGACTTGCCAACAGGAAACATCAATAGCCTTCATTTAATAAACCCCATTTGCGTTAAATACTCGCGTTCGGTCTTAACGTGCGCTTGCGGTATTGCTTTAACATCTCGCTCGTCAACGTCCATAACCTCGGCTATTTCTTTAGGTGTTTTGCCGTACGCAAGAGCTTTTACGCACTCGCGGTATATGTCATTTGATAACATAGTTTACTCCTTTATTTCATCCCAACCATAAACACCGGGTTCATAGATATTATTATCATATGTACAAATCCAATGTTTTCCATTGTGAGAGCATTTAGCACCCAATTTATAAGCGTCGTGTGCTCCTGCCGGCTGTTTCCATTTAGGGAACTCCTCAAGAGAAATTTCCACGAACAGACTAACCGCCACATCGGGAGTCCAGTCAAGCTGTGATGTATGAGCTAAGATTACACGATACACTTTATCGTTGTAACGAACTATATCATCGACAACATATTTCACGCTATTGCCGTTCCAAAAAGGAAAAGCAGTCTTGTTATCTATGATTGTTTCGTCTGTTTGATTTTTCGCAAATGTGTTTATCGCCTTGCGAACTTTCTTCATTTCTTCAAGATACGGGTTACTCATTCTCTGATTCCCCCTCTCCATTGATTAAATAATCATATGCTTCGGCTTTTTGTTGAATATCGGTTTCGGGCTGCGGGTCTATATCTGACTCAGCAGGTATATCCGTTTCAGTATAGGTATAAGTTGCATTTTCAACGTCTATAGCTTCGTCGTATAGTACGCCTGTTTGGTCTTGACGGATTTTGAATTTAGGCGGCCAAAATTCGCCTGTTTTCTCATTTTTGATATTCGGTACAGCAAATCGAAATAGTTTAACGCCGTCCGAACGTGTCATATAAAATACGCCTGTTACTTTATCACCTTTTGCCATTTATATCACCCCACTCGGTTTAATTTGGAAACGGCTTGCGTATGTGCTCCAATTCGTAGCTGCCGCCCATTCGTCAAGTTGTTGCTGGTCACGAAAATAGAATGGGAAAGTTGTATTATCAAAAGCGTGTGCCCCTAATGTCGGTATTTGTGTAAAACCAGAAAAATCTAAATACGGAATTGAAGTACAAGAATAAAGAGAATACCGCTCAATAGATGTAACACCGTTAGGCAAACTTGTTAAAGCTAAATTTGTACAATTCTGAAAAGCTTGATACCGTATTCTTGTAACACCGTTAGGCAAACTTGTTAAAGCTAAATTTGTACAATTCATAAAAGCGGCGGTCCCAATAGATGTAACACCGTTAGGCAAACTTGTTAAAGCTAAATTTGTACAATTCTGAAAAGCTCCATCGCCTATACTTATAACGTTTGGCATTATAACATTTGCTAATTTTCTTTTACTTTGAAATAAGTAACCTTGAATAGATGTTGCACTCGGAATATTAGCGACTACTAATGTATCTACACAATATTCATCAAGTGTGTTTTTATCAGGTACACCAACTGTCACAACATCATATCCGTCAGCATTATCATCAGTTGCGTTATATACGCCATTTTCGGTTATTGTTTTACCTGTCAAAATTGCCGTAGCTGCCGCTGACCCGTCAGCATAACCCTTTTGATATACACCGCCGATCGCTGAAGGCATTTCAGGGAGCTTATAAGTTTCCGACGTGCCGTTTTTTATTACTGACGCGGGCGTTTCTGTCCAAAAACCGCCGAGCCGCATATAAGCAACGCCTGTTGTTTTAACGGAAATCGAGGTCAATTTCTGAGGTGACGAACTGTCCCACGTTAATTCAGTCGCTGGGATTAAAGAAATAAAATTGAAATTGCTGTCATAATAAGCACAATTACTTAAATAACCAGAAGATTTTTCAATCCCATCAACTAAAAATCTATCACCGTTACTGCAAGCTATAAAACCAGTTACAGTTTGCTTGCTTGAAAAAGCATCATCGGCTACGGCGTTACCGCTTGAATTAATACGGTAGTCTGATTTATAGCCCGTGCCGTTATAGGTCGTTGAGTCGGTATCGATTGACGTAGGGATAAGATTATTCTGTGTTGCGTAAGTGCGGAGTTTATTTGCGATTGCCGTAATTAAATTATCCGATATAGTATGCTTGCCGTCCATTACCAGTCCACCTCATCTCCGTCAGGATATGCGCTTCCGCTTTCAGACCATATACCCGCTCTTTTTGCAAATATTTTAATAACGCCCGCCATTTCCTGATAATCTGCTCTTAAAATCTTCGAGTCGTGCATAGGCAGCGTATAACGAATTCGTCTATTCATTTCAAACATAGCGCCGCCGTTCGTACAGTTAGCGATCGCGTAAGAGGACGGCTTACTGTATGAGTCAGGATCACAATCTGTTGAATGAGTTAAAAACATTTGATATTTACCCCAAAGCTCGGCTGTAAGAGCTTTGAAGTTTTCGTCATCTGAAATATTCTCAGATTGGATTATCATAGAACCTTGTGACTGTTCTGTTGTCGGCATGCAATGAATTGCGAAACCAAGGGTTGATCCGTACATTGTGTCCATTAAATATTGAGTTTCGATTTCCGATCCGCCATAATTGGCATTTCTTGTAATCGCCTGAGCTTCTGTTTCGGTTGACCCTTCTCCCGAATACGTCCATCCTTTTGTGTCAAAATTTCTGTGGAAGTTTCTACCGTTGTAGTTCATATATGAACTTGACCTGTTATAACGATTAACAAGGCTGTGTTTCTTAGTGTTAAAACCCCAAGGATTGGCAACGGGGACGAAAACGACTTTACAAGAACGGAGAAAATGTATGAATTCATCCCCGCCGGTCTCACACATCTTTTTCATTATACGACAACAAATTATAGCGGGCTCTGCCGGGTCATAATCGGGGCCGTGTTCATTGGCTATTATAGCAATCGTATTCGGACTTTCGGTCAGTGAATTCGTGTCATAGAAAGGTTGCCTTGTGAAATTTCCTGCTGAACCGTCGCCATATGTAATCACTTGCTGTCCCTGCGAATCTGTCGCACTGGTTGCAATAGAGCCGACACGCACATTGCTTGAATTGTATAATGAACTGCCGACAATGCCGGGCATTTTTCCGTAAGCGTCCGGAACACTCTTGCAAAACAACAATGTCGGTTCAACATCAGATGTCTTGTCGCGAGTATAAACCGTGCCGCCGATGGTTCGGCTTTCGTTTGCGTTGTCTACTGCCGAGACAGTGCCAGCTGATGTACCAATGTATGTTGTTGAATAAAAAATATCGCCAATTCTTGGGCTGACAGACGTTGAATAGATTACCGTTGATCCGTTTTTCCACGCATACATCTTTGGATAGTTTTCTTTTTCGTAGGCGAGGTATTGACCGCTGAAAAGCACATAACGGTTAACGTCATAATTTCCGCTTGAGTCCTTACCAAGAATATCCTTGCTGATATAGTTTGGATATTCTTCGATCAACTCATCAAGATAGTCATAGATATCGTCAGAATCAATGATCTCAGCATTAAAATCAGCCTGCGCGGTTCCATCGGCGGGCTTATCAAAACCCTTGCCGCTTACGTCAACCATACCCGCGATCTCTGCTTTGTCCTGTGCGGTTAGAACATAATCATCACCCTGTGGACCGATAACGCTTGAGCCGCTTGTTGTAAACGTGTTCCCATCACTGTCTGTGAATGTGATAGTTCCGTTTGCATTGACAACACCTGAAACAATTTGAGAATCACCGCCCTCGGCAGATATAACATTATCGTCTGAAATAGTGATGTTTTCGCCTGCGGTCAGCTTGTCTTGCTTTGAGCTAATCGCTTCCGTCGCTTCTTCGATGGTGTCCGTCGCCGTTTCAATGGTTTCAGTTGCTTCTTTGACGATTTCTTCAAGCCCTTTAATAATCTTATCCGCATCCGCAGGTGGGATAATTTCGTTTTCTTCATCGGGTACAGGGTGAATCATAACGATAACGCCGTTGGTTTTGCCGATAACGGTTTCTTCATCGTCGGTCATTAAAACATACGCATAGAACGCTTGCACTTTAGATGTTATACTTGTGCTGACCGTTGCCGTTGCTTTCAAAGTTTTGCCCGAACTGTCAACGGTTAAAATCTTTGTCGAATAACCGCCGTCGGAGTCCACAAAGTGCATAACATAGTTTAATTCAGTTGCCGTGTGACCGTCGATATTATCGGGCAAATTTACAACAATATCATTGAAGTCTTTTTCGCCCTTAAAGACCGAGCTGCCGGAAGGGTCGGAAAGTACCTTTCGTTCATTTAGATTGAAAATCATAATTAATCATCCTCAAAATGTTTTGCGTGTTTGGCGTCGGTTTCTTCTTTCAGCTCGGGGAGTCCGCCGAGTGAAGTCAACAGCGACAGGATCGCCGCCAGCAATGCGGTCGAGCCAACCGCCCACCAGTTGACATCTTCCATAAACGCAGAAACGCCGATCATCGCCGCGGCTGTTTGCGCCGCTGTTTTTAGCGCACGGATTCCCGCCGCTTTGAGCCAGTTCAAAAAATTCTTTTTCATTGTGATTCCTACCTTTCTTTATTATCTTCAAGGTCTGTAATTCTGTGATTGGCGATCTTGATTTTTTCATCGAGAATACCTATGTTTTCCTCCACTTTGAACATTCGCTCAATAAGATTGTTATGTTTATCAACCTTCTTCTCGAGCTGTTCAAGGCGGTAATTCGTCAATTTTGATGTTGCCAGAATACCGCCGAAAGTTCCGCCAAGTGTACCAATAAGGCTGAGCAAAGCGATAATGATTGTTTCAGACATTGGAATCGCCGCCTAACCGTTCAACGCCGCCGCGATCGCCGCGTCTACGTAGTTTTTAACCGCAAGTGCGGAAGGATATTCTGTATCAGTGGATAAGCTTGATATAGTTATTACCTTGTTTGTGGTATCTTCCGCCCAACCCTCGACTTCCGTTGCTAAATCATCAACACAATTTTTGACCGCTTTTGCTGTCGGGATTTCGTTGTCACTTGCGCTCAGAGTAACAGAGGCAACAACACCGAGTGCGGTTTTGAGCTCCGACGCGGTAATATCATCTTGTAAATCTATGCCTGCGATCTTGCGAGTTTTTTGTACAAAGTCGGTAACCATTCTCGCGTAATGCGGTACAAAAGTCCACGCGCTCCACGTTGAGCCGTTAAATGTTCTTGAAATGATATAGCCGTCCTTCGAAAAACCATACTGAGCTATTGTATTTCCGATTGGAGCCGAGCAAATCAAAAGCAAATAGCCAGTTGTAACAACGCCCGAATTTACATACACTCGGTAGATTGTATTCGCGTCCGTGCAGCTGTCGGCGTTGTTTTCGGCGGTATATGGCACATCAACAATGTGCAGAGTTCCGTTGATAACTTCATCCGTTACATCTTTGATTCCCTGCTCAATGTGGTTGAGATTTTCCGCATTGATCGCAGGTGTGCTGTTATCAATCCAAGCAGTTTTTGTATAACCGTTCATCTTATCGCTGTCCTTTCACTTCGATTTCGTCTGTTAAGGCTTGAATCCCTGTTAATGTGCGTTTGAATACATAGGTATTGATATATTCTTTAACGAATTGACCGCCTTCTTCAACGTATGAACCATCGGGATTTTTTTTATTTGCTATTATCGTTATAGGCTTGCCAATGAGTTGTTTGGGGATTCCTTCGACTGTTGCGGTCAAGGGTCTGAATGTATCAAAAGCACAATCGCCGTTTTCGGAGTTCATCGCTATTCTATACCCGATTGATGTTGTCATTATTAGCCTGTCAAAAGCCGTAGATGTTCGGGATTGACCTGAGCCAGATGATGGGTCATAGATTGTTGGATTTTTTGTAAAATCATAAGTTTTGTCAACAGCGTTGTCTGTTGCCATCGGGAAGCCGCTTATCGCTGAAGCTGTCTTGCCACTTGAATTGCCTTCGGTCAAAAAAGAATAATCGGTGTAGCCTGTTGAAATGTATTCTTCCGGCTGTAATTTTTCGTAGTATTGATAAACAATGGGATTGCCTTTTAGTGTTATCATCTTAAACGAGCCTTTGCCACTATCGGGAACTATTATTCCAAAAGCCGCCAAATCTTCACAACAATACTTTAATAGCTCGCCATATGAAATAGTTGACGAACTTTGCCGCCAAGCGTCGTTTTTTATAAAATAATCTCTGACATATTGGAACGGCGGTCTCCCGTCCCCGTCGCGGTCAAATGATTCTTTAGTGATTCCATCTTCCCAGTTATCACCGCTATACTTTGGGATTTGAATTTTGCCGTTATTCTGTAAAGCGTAGTCATAAGCGACTCCAATTGTAAACGCACTTGATTGCGCTAATTGCTGAAATACATAATTTGTCGCGTCCGTTGCGTAAAGAATCGCCATCGCGTCATAAGCTATGATTGTGCGCACGTTCAAATCTTCTTTACTCTGCGGCGCGCTGTCAATCCTGCCGCTAAAAAGATAATGAACATTTGAATCAAACTCGTTGCCGGGGTATAGAGTTGCGCCCGGTGTTAGTTCGCTTGACGGTAACAACGGATTTCCTGAGTCTGTACGCTCAATCAGTTTTACCGAGATCCACCGCCCCACAAGGCTGTCCGTGAATTTCCTGCTATCTGTATTCAACAAATCAATAGAAAACTGAGCCGCTATGCAGCCGCCGAATTTCAAGTAATTTTCATCATTAATTGACTGCGTGAGCTTCATCGACTCCTCGACGATATTATCAGCGGTAATGTCAGCTTCAAGGGGAACGCCTTGCTCGCCGTTGTCGGTGAATGTAATTATCAATTCATTGTATTTTTCGCCTGCCATATCAACACCGCCTTAAAATTCTTCAAAATAGAATTGAATTGAACTATACTTTATATCGTTTGTTTTTATGGTTTTAATCGGAAATGTTATATCCGACATCTCAAACCACGCCGTTCGATAATCGAGCAGAGTATCATCCCAATATTCGAGCTGAACTCTTTTGATCTGATCGTTTTCCATCGCCGCATTGATTGCCGCCCTGAGCTCTTGCCATTGTGATAACGTCAAATCATAGGTTGAAAACTCAATTTTCGTTTTGTAATTTGGAGAAACAACAACGTGCTTTTCGTTGTTATTGTCGCGGTATTCTTTTAGCTTACTACGTTGCAACGGCGTTGATTTATATGTATCTTTCAAAATAAGCGAATGCGGAAACAGTGAATTTGTCTTAACGAATTTAATTAAATAACCTTGAAAACTCAATTTTATTCACCCCTTAAAATGCGCTTACGCCGTGCATTGTTTTATACTGATTGTTCTTTTTAACAAGGAAGCTGAACCAAGTATCACCGTCAACATTCAGATTAATGACCGTCTGACCGTCGCCGTCGCGCTCGTTTAGAGCTTCGAGCAGTGCTTGCTTCATTTGCGATATAGGCGAAACAATTTCGGGTTCACGCTTGTTATCGCCAAGCACCGCGAGAAATTCACCGTAATTTGCGGGAACAACCGTGCCAGTCGCCAAGCGTGGGATCTCAGGAATATCAAAACCGAATCTTTTGCCGCCGATAAACGGCACCCAATCAGGTACATCAATCTTGACATTGTTGAGTCCTCCGATAAGTGAGTTAATACCGTCGATTATCCAGTTAATCGGAGTTTTGATAACATTCCAAATCCCCTGCCACAAATTTGAAAACCACTGTTTGATTCCCGAAAAAGCATTTTTGATACCCGAAACAGCTTTTGAAAAAATATTCGAGAAAAATTCGCCGATTTTCGAAAAAACACCAGTGATTGAATTCCAAATGTTTTGGAAAAACGCTATAATTTTAATATATACGCCAAGTGCCCATTTTTTCAGCTCTTCGAATAAACCGCCGAGCCATTCGCCAATACCCGAAAATGCGTTTTGTAGCATTTCCCAACACTTGCCAAATATCTCACCGAACGACTCAAACAGCTTCGGACCTGCTTTTACAATCGCTTCTCCGATCGTGATAATTACTTTCGGTATAGCCTTAATCAAGCCCATTATGATTTCGGGCAAATGCGCGACTAATTCGACATTCAGCATAATCAAGCCTTCAATCAACTGCGGTATGCACTCAATAAGCCCTGTTATAATCTTTTCGATTATTGTAGGCAAGGCTTCAATAATGCCTAAAATAATCTTTGGTATAGCCTTTACAAGACCTATCACCAAAGAAATTACGCCGTCAATTAAAATCGGTAAATTCGTAATCAGCGCGTCAACTACTGAAATTATTATTTTGGGTAAATTGTCGATAATCGGCTGCAAAATATCACCGATATGCTTCATCAAATAAACCGCCATATCGATGACCGCAGAAATGACCTGAGGTATCAAGGAAGGTAGTGACTCGCTGACAATTTTGAACAGCGATGGGAGCGCACGCACGATATTAAAGAACACCTGTTTTAGCCCGTCCAACAGGCTCGGGAAAATTGATAAAACAGATTTTCCAATTTCTGGCAACGCCCGAACCAAACTTAAAATGAAGGTTTTAACGATGTTGCCCGCCGCTGAAATAATTTTGCCTAAATTACTTGAAATACCCTGAACCAAAGACGTAATAATGGTCGGCGCGATTTCAGCCGCCGCACCCACGACGGTCAAAAGCACATCAACGATACGGGGAGCGATTTTTTTCAGAGAATCAACGATTTCTTGCGTGCCTTGCTGTAACTTTTCTTTCGCACCGTCTTGCCCTGCAAGCAATTCCGACAAGCCTGTTGTGATTGAAGTAAAGCCGGGCAAAAGCTGAGAAACAATGTTATTTTTAACGCCTTCAAATGTGCGCTTTAATGTGTCCATCGAATCGGTATAGTCTACCGCCGCTTTTACGCTTTCGTCCGACATCACAAAACCAAGCTCGTGCGCTTTTTGCTTTAGTGCTTCGGTGGATTCTGCCGTTGCATTAAATAGCGGCGCAAGCTGTTGACCTGAACGTCCGAAAAGCTGATTAGCTAAAGCGGCGCGGTCGGTGTTGTCTGCAAGCCCTTGCATACCCGTTATTGCCTTTGTAAATAGCTCCTCACGCGATAACTTGTTGATATCGTCCATAGATATACCGAGCTTTGCAAATCGCTCTTGCGCGTCCTTTGAGCCTTTCTTTGCCGCGTCTATCTGGTTAGTCAGCGTTTTGAATCCTTGCCCTGCTGACTCAATATCGACACCTGATTGACTCAAAACATAATCCCACTCTTGATATGCTTCGGCTGATAAACCGAGCTTTTGACTTGATTTATCAATGGTGTCGCCTGCTGCGGCCGTATCATTTGCCATACTTGTGAGCTTTTTACCTGCCGCAACTGTTGCAGTACCGACTGCGGCAAGTGATGTTACCGTAGCGACGCCAACACCCTTTAACGCACCGCCGATTTTTGAAAACTTGCTTATTTTTTCACCGCTATCGTCGGCGGCTTTTCCTGTCTGCTGAAATTCCCGTTCAACGTCATTTAGCTCTTTTTCGCTCTGGTTGAGTTCACGTTGTAGCGTGTTATATTCGCCTTTGAGTTCGCGTGTTTCGCTTGCGTTTTTGTTTTCTTTTGTTGAAACATCGCCGTATTCTTTGCCGACTCTTTCAAGCGCGTTTTCCTGATCGTTGATTGATTTTTTTAACGAATCGTAAGCGGAACCACTTTCTTTGGCTTCGCGCTGTGAATCGTCGAATTTATCATTTACTTTATTTATAGCGTTTTCGGCGCGTGATAAGTCCGACTCGGTGGAACTGAGCGTTGACCCCATTTTGTTTAAGGCTTCGCGACTCTGGTCTGTTGCCTTTTGAGTTTTGTTTTGCGCCGTAGAAACATCATCAAATTTTGTCTTTAACTCGGAAATATCCTTTGATAAGTTCTTTGTGCCTTTGTCAAAACCTGACATATCGATTTTGGTATTAAAGACTAAATTTCCGTCAACAGCCATAAGCTCACCTTCTTATTTTTCGTATATAATTAAAGCCCGATAAGCTGATTAATATAATCTTCTTCGGCTTTTAATTCAGCTTCTTCTTCGGGGGATAATTTTTCTTTTATTACTATCATTTCTTTGTGTTTTTCGTAGTATTCCCGTTCCCACTTTTCGAGCTTTTTGCCGTTTGCAAGTTTGGAACGAATATTAATAACCTGAGAATATAAGCCGTCGCCGACTTCGTTAAAAAGCCCGAAGAACGTCCACCAGTGCATATAATCAATGGAGCGGATTTCACATCCTGCGACTTTGTTTAACGCAGGGAAAATCAAATACTCGTCTTGCTCCCAGTCCATTATTTTTTTCGGCGCGTTTTCAGATTTTGGTATATCACCGCCATCTAAAAACCAAGTTGCTTTTTTGTATGCTTCTTCGGTGTTTTCAGGTATATCTATATAAAGGCATTTAAGCACCATAGGCACGATTAATTGGCGCGGCAATGACTTATCATTGATTGCTTCAAAAATCGTCAATGCGACGCGAAAATCAGTGCGTATGGGGTGTTCTTTGCCGTCAACTTCAAGTGTAGTAGGTAAATAAAACATTATTTGAACTTTTCAGCCGCTTTGACATATTTGTTGATTTTCTTTGTTTCCGAGTTATACGCCTTTTCGATAAACGGCGCGGTCGATTCAATAAAATTCATTGCTATGAATGAGCCGTTTGTCGGCGTTAAACAGTGCCCTGCGCCGAACGCAGGCTCACTAACAGGCGCGTCATACGCTTTGTCGATTTCGGCTTTTGCTTCTTTGTCAAGCGCGGCAAGTTGTTCCGCTGTTTCTTTTGCGCTTTTTGTGGTCTTAAGCAGCTTTTTATATTTTTCAGCCTTTTCGGTCAAGCTGTCCTGCAACTTTGCAATTCTGTCCCACAAATTCAAGTCTGTTACCCTGAACCGAACTATGCGGCTTTCATCGCCGTTCACTGAAAATTCTTTATAGCCTTCATCGAATGATAAGTTTGCAATTTTTGACATTTCAATTCTCCTAAAATTAATAAAAAATATAGGAGCGGTTTTTTACGCCGCCCCTTTTTGTTTTACTCTGTCGGTGAGAACGAAGGAACCCTTGCCGAGCCTGTGCCGGTAAATGTAACTGTTCCCTGTACGCGATTACCGTCAAATGAAATGTTATACGGGATATTCACGCCGCCCTGCGCACCACCGTATGACTGCGGCTTAACGATACAATCTTCCTGCCAAGCACTGTGAGTTTTGCCATCGGTGTCGATAACGACTTCGAGCACTTTTGTCTTGCAGTCGTCGCCGGTCAAGCGGTTCATTGAAATATCCTTAATCTGCTCATAGATAGCGTCGCCGGTGTCAGCGTAGTATGTTTCGGCTGAAATAGCCGGTTCATATCCGTTGTCATTTGTGACGGTTTCATCCCAAATGTTTTTAACGACTTCGGTATCAGGGTTAAGCTCTACGCTCATATCGCTGATATGTTTACCGATTAAAAACCAGTTCGCGGTCTGACCGCCGAATGAAGCGTCGATAAAGTGAAGCAGATAACTTCTTTTGAGTTTTCCGATGGGAGTGGGAGTAGGATCAGACATCTTTATTCCTGCCTTTCATTAAAATTAAAATTCAATAAAATAATCCGCGGTTATTTGTAGTTGATACCGAACCGCGGAATTTAAGTTTTCATCGGGTATGTTGAATAGCATACCGTTTGCGCACGTTATTTTCGTCAACGTGCCTGTGTATTCTTCGCCGTCGATCGTCGTTGTCACTTCCTGATTATCGGCGTACCGTTCAAGCCATTGTTGCAGCTCCAACAGCGTGCCGCTATTCATTAAGCGGTCATAATCATTAAATGATTGAAAATCGGCGTAAAGAATAAAAGTGTGACTACGCTCTTGATTCCCGACTATATCTTCATTGACAAGCCTGTCGCCTGTGGGATATAAACCGAACGAATCGGGAGCGTTTTCGTTATAGTCAATGTGCAAGTCGTTTATTTTAGGGAATGACTCTAAAATTGACTGCATTAATTCAATGATGTTCATTTAGAAATACCCCCTAAAATCTTCGCCGCGCCTGCGGCTATTTCTTTAGCGTGGTCTGCTTTCATACGTTCAAACCACATCTTGCCCGCCTGCGCGTGCGTGCGCGTGTTGTAATGGAGCGGCTCGCCTGTCGGATGTTTTTTAACGCCTTTCGGGCTGAAAAACGCGACTGGTTCGGGATTGCCCTTTTCAAAAATGGGTATGTTCGGACCGTATATTTCGCCGTAATACAAATAGCGTGCATATGGAGCTTGATATTTCAATGTACCACTGCCTATTTTCGTACCAAGCTTCACGCTCCGCATTAATGTGCCTGTGTTCATCGGCGTGTATGGAATCATCAACCGTATGCACTCGCTATCAATAAACGCTTGTGCTTTGTTGAAGCTCTCAGCCATACCTTTGCCGGAGTTAGAATCCCACGAAAAATTGAACGAACCATCCGCGCCCGTAACATTGTTCGGCTGATTTATAATAACCATAAAATCACCTTGCCGAGATTTTGAAATGCTTTAGCTCGTCCGAGCCGTATAACAAGCGGTCAATGTTCATAATCGTGTGAACGTCATAATCTGCGTTTAGCTGTTTAAGGCTTGCAGACGCGCTCTGCGGCGTTGAATTATTAAAAGTAAAATTACATTCACCTTTAACAATCAAGTCTTGTGCGGCGTTTTTGCGGCTTTTAAGCACGGTTTTAAGTTCATCGCTCATATCTTTAACAAAAGAATAAACCGTGATACCATCCGCGTTTTGCAATCCGCTTTTTAAGACGTTCGACGCTTTGCTTTCCTGCCAGTGACATTTAGGCACATAGTACCGCTCGAAGCCGTTGCCGTTTTTAACGAAAATCGTGCAGTTATCGTCCGTTAACATAGCGACACCCCACGATATAACAAGCCCGAATCGGCAAGCCACAAGCGCAGAATAGAATTGACTTTTGAAGTCGTCGGCATAACCTGCCCCGAGCTGTCCGCGCTTGCATAGCTCACCGAAACATCGCCTACCTTTTCGTTTGTTATACCTTTGCTTATCGGGCTACTGTCCGACTTGTACAACATCTCTGCGAGTTCGCAACAACACATCTTGACAACACCGGGGATATTCTCAGGCTCAACGCCGTTGAGATTATCGAAGGTGTTATTGTCAATAATTCGACTTGCCTTGTTTGCGTAGTGCGCAAAATCATTGAACGGAATGACCGCTTTTGCGCCTACCAAATATTTACTTGTATAAAATCCGATATCTGCATAAGCAGCCATTCAAATCACTCCAATAATTGATTTACTTTGCCTTTTTAGGCTCTTTTGCCGCTTTCGGCTCTTTAGGTTGTTTAACCTTTTTGTCGAATGTCAAACCGATTGTTTTCATAACGCTCAACCACCTTTAAGCCTTATGGCTGAGATAGATACCAGCGACCTTGTTCTCGTAAGCGTCGACAAGTCCGTACTTGCGATACTTGAGAATATAAGAATCGCTGTTCGGGTTATTTGCCGGAGCGATGATGTCATTTGCAACGTGCTTGTCATACTTGATGATAGCGGGCTTGTGGATAATCATAAAGTTGATGTCCTTGCCGCCATCTGCCTTGACATAGTGACCCGCTTCCTCGCCGCTTGTCTTGCCGTCGAGCAGGTCGATTGCGGTATAAAAACGCGACTGGGGAACTTTCTGAGTTTTTGCAAACTTCGCGAGAACTTCACGCGACTTTGTTGTGTCAAGACCCATAACGCTGTTAAGGAGCGAAGGTGTCGCGTAAAGGTAACGATCCTCTTCGGGAACCTCGTCCTCGTCCATTGTGTTGACCGCTGTGATAAGCGCAGCCAAGAAGTCGGAAGCGTCTGAATAAGTCGCCGCTGTTGCCTTTGAAATTCCTGTCAAGCCTGCAAGCGTTGCAAATGTGAACGCGTCGGCTTCGGGAGCAACTCTTGTGCGAACAAGCTCCGCACCTGCCTTGCCGAACGCAAGGTTGAAGCTCTCCTGATCGTCCATAGCGTCAACGCTGATTTTTGTACCGCGGTCATAATTGTACTGAACCGTCTCCCAGTCGAGCGTTACCGAGCCGTTTGTGTAGCCGCTGTTGCGGTCGTAGTCGCCAAGACCTGTTACTGTCATTTTGGGGTAACAAATCTCGTTGACATTTACGCCAGCTCTAACCATTGTTGAATCTGAAACCAGATCCGCTGTGACCGAAGCTTTTTTGTAAACTTCGTCGAGTAAGTCTGTGTAATTTTTGGGTAAAACAAAATTATTTGCCATTTTTTTAACCTTCTTTCGTTATTCTTTCTCAGGCGATAAACCCATAACCGCCCGCATTGAGTCGAATGTTTTTGAGGAATTGCTGTTTGTCTGTCCTACGATTTTGCCGTTGTCGAGCGGCTCATCAGAGTCAAACAAATAGCCATTTTCTTCTTTTGTTTTGCCGATTGCCGCGTCTATATCATCCTTGCGGTTTTTACTTTCGCGGAGCGCGTCAAGGTCGAGCAACGCTTTGACCGCCTTCGCATTTTTCGCTTTAGCTCTTGCCAATGCGCTGTCAACATCTGAGTTAAACTCGTTTTCGGCAATTTGCTTTTCAAAATCCTTTTTCTGCGTGTCGAGTTGCGCGGTCAAATCCGTGATTTTGCCCTGCAAGTCTTTAACGTCCACGCCTTCAAATTCTTTGAGCGTGGTCGTCGCAGTGTCAAGCTGTGACTTGTAATTATCCCTTGACTCGCGCAGCTTGTTGACTTCGGCAACGGTTTTGTAGTTTTCCGTTACCACCTTATCAAAATCCGCTTTCTTATCTTCGGGAATTTCGATGTCATAGCTTTTCAAGATTTCGTGAATATTCTTCATTATTCTGTCCTTTCTGCGTGATTTGTATTCCGCTCCGCCTGCGGTATGAAAGTTAGTCAAATAAACCTTTGACTGGGTAAATTGTATAAAAAAAGCACCGTGCTTTCGCATAGTGCCTTAATTATCGTTATATGATTGCTGAGCCGATTTTCGTGTCAATACCGCCAAAAGGCGAGACATTCACGCGCTCGCGCTGTTGCGGTAAGTCCATAGCTTTAGAAAATTTTGAATACTCATCCGATAACGCGTAATATTTAGCTTTTGCCGCGTCAATGTCTTTTTCATCAACGCCGCCCTGCTCAAGCAAAGAAATTTCTTCACGTTGTATTCTCATCCGTGACTCCAAATCCCTTTGGCGTTGCGTCGCTTCATAACCTGTGTACTCTTTGCCGTCGTATTCGGTTGGCGTGTTCTCTTTTTGATTCATCTCGTCAAGTTCTTCATCGGTATATGTACGCTTTGAAATACCAGGGAAAAACAGGTTAAAGTCGTGTCTGCAATTTGCACCGAGCAAACCGTCGACTTCACCATAACCGCAAATACTTATTAGCTCGTCCATCGTGTAGACTTTACCTTGCCACTCTTGATGTTCAGGCCGTGCACCTGCGTGATATGACACTTCGTAATATTCCGCGTCAAGCTCTTTGGCGTTTTCTTCGGTGATTTTTCCTACAGCCTGATTAAAGCCCGTCATAGTTGCACGGCGTGCAGCTACATCAATTCTGTTGACGTGACCGCTTGCATATTCGACCGTGCGCAAACCGCTGTTTGACATTTCGCGAACGGTTCTTTTAAGCACTGAGTTATAGTCGTAAGTACCGCTCAAAATTTCAAATGAAGCCTTGTCGAGCGTCCGTTGGTAATAATCGGCAATAGGTAAAAAACTTGTTGTTCCGTTTGTGTTGCGCACCGAAAAACCGAGCGACTGCGTGATGTTCTTAAAAGTACCTTTTGTTTGTTCTTTAACGCCGCTGATTAGTTGCTGTAACGGCGCGTTCTTTTTGAACGGGATAAATGACTTGCCTTGTTTCTGATAAATCGGCTTATAACGGATATAATCTTCCGCTAAAGCGTTTTTATATATCTTGTCAAGCTCCGCGTTCGATAAACCGAGCGTGCGCTTAATTTCTTTATTAATGAATTGTTTTGATGTTCCAAGCTCATATAGTCGCGTGATTTGCCAATCTGCCGTGCTTGTGATTTCGCGGTTCTTTGCTATGCGCTTCACCACATCGCCCGCGATTTCCATTTGCAAATTATGGAATATTTCCATTATTCCCATTGGGATCGCTTCAAGCTCATTCGGTGTAAGCATAGCTCAACTCCGCAACTTCGGGTAGATTTTTTTCAGCTTCTTCGAGCGTTTCGTTTCTCCACCTTGCGCGATATTCTTCACGCCTGAGCGTGCCGTTTGCTAAATCCTTGCGATCTTCTTCACGCTCTGACTGATCGTCATTCAAAAAGCTGTCCTTAAATTCGCAGGAAAACTCATAGCCGGATGTCGTCAGCCTGTTAAAAAATGCAAAACCATAAACAAGACCGTCAAGGCAAACCCGCAGCTGTGATTGAATATGATTGATTGTGTTCCTTTTACGGTATTTAGAAGCATTGATTTCCGTTGCCGTCTTTTCAACGTACTGCGGATTTGACAAATCGCCGTAAGATAAACCAATGTCAAACTCAATATCGCGACGGTATTCTTCAAGCCCTGCGATAAAACCATCCTGCCGGAGCGACGGTGAAAATTCGTTGAAAAAATCTTCCTTGTCGCCGTCGACATCAATGTAAATATCGTCAAGGTGATAAGACTTGCCGCCTGCGCCGTTATCGACTTGTTTTATCATCGTTGTATCAGCGTGGATTCTGCGTCTTGCCGATTCAAACTCATAATCGAGCCGTCCGAACTGAATATCCGCCTTGCGTATCTTTTCAAGGGCTGAATCATAGATTGATACGCCCATATCGGTGCCATCAACAGTGTTGTCGTTCGGATTGCGGTAATAACCAAAAATCATTCTGTCAACAGGGAATACGACCGCGGGAACATAGTTGCTCCATTCTTCGACCAAATCAAGCGGAATTTCACGTCCGAGATTTGCTTCGCTGTCGGAAACATATGCTTTGTTAGTTATGGTTAAGCCGCCGTTTGTGAGCGTGTGCCTTTCAACGCGTGTATAGTATCGCTTGTTGATTGTGCGCATTTCGGGGAACGCTATATCAACGGGATTCCCGTCCGCGTCCATCTCAAATATAATAAAGCCGTTTTGCGGTATACACTGGAATTTGTCGTCGCCCAAAGGTTTAATAACCATCGCGCCGAGTGCAAGACCGCGCTGCAAGTATACGTCAAGTCGCTCACGCACTTTATTCATTAAATGCTCGAGCGTGTCGTTGCTGATATTGATTGACATCTCATTCAATGCAACATTTGCAAGCTCCCGTACCGCCGAGCTTTCAATTCGCAGGCTGATAACTTTATCGCCATCGACCCAATCAGCTTTGCCAAAATAAGACTTGCGCCAGACTTCGACCTTGCGCTGCATTTCGTCTGTCATTATCGGAGTGCGCCCGATCGCGCTCGCTATATCTTTCAGCGGAAACATACGTCTATACACTCCTTTCATAAAATTTATAATTCCCATTTTACACCGCCCTTATCAAGCGTTTAATATCTCTCTCGAATGTGTATTCAAAAGCGTCAAGGCTGTCGATGTCGGTTGACCCATCATCAAGCCGTGTGTCTGCTTTTGATTTCTTATCCCATACCGCGTCTGATAACGCCGTTTTCAGCGTTTCGCAGCCGTCTGTATAATAAAACCTACCTGCGCCCATTAATCGCAGTGTAGTGCGAATACGGTCGTTTATAGCGCATTTGCGCGCGCCGTGCACTCTTGTATTCGGAAAATGCTCCGCAAAAGCACGTTGTAAACCGCGCCCGAGCACCGACTCGGCGTTATCCCAATATAGATTATCAACGTGACCAAATAGATCGAAAACCGCTCGAGCAAACTCTAAAGCTATGCGGTCAATGTCATTTGGTTCACATTCTTCTAAATGTCGCTCGCTTCGTAAAGCAATGATTTCTTTATATCCGGGCGTGTGTGCCGTTGCGACAAAAGCCTGCCCTGATACTGTACCGCCGAAGTCAACGCCGATTGTTATATCTTCAAGCTGATAACGAAGGATTTGCTTATATGGTAAATCGGGACTGATTTCATCAACCACCTGACAATAAAACGCTTTTGGATTGTCCGCAAATTTGCGATAAATCGCTCCTTCGGCTCTTTTCCACTGCCCGAGAATGAATCGGTCATAGTAAACCGTGCCTTCGTATTCAGCGCATAGATTATCAATGAATGATCGTGACAAATAGTCATTATCAAAAATTGTGTATTCTTGCAGGTAAATATCTGCGTCGCTGTCGATAAATTCTTTGAGCCAGTGTGTCGGATGTTCGGGGTTTAATGAACCGTCAAAACAGCTATACGGCTTATCAAGTCTTGATTTCAGCAGGTCAAAAACTTCTTTATTCCACTTCGCGACTTCATCACCGTAAACGTATTTAGCTGAAGCACCTTGCAGCTTTGCAACTTGACTTTGCTTTTCCGCACCCAAACAGTAAACAGGCTCACCACAAACAACGGCAATATTTCGGCTGTTGATTGTACCGACCAAATCCGAGCCATACCGCTCACGCATAGGCTGGAGCACGTTGCGTTCGATTGTTTCTTTTGATACGCCAATGATAAAACACAAGCCGTCCTTGCCTGCGCGTTCTCTTATGCGAATCGGAATAACCGCCGTGACATCAACGTATGATTTGCCCGAGCGAACCGCGCCCGATTTGAAATTCCAACGATGATTTGCTTCGGCAATATAGATTTTTTGTTTAACCGTGTACGGCATCGTTTGCGCTCCTTGTAGCGTCCTTCTTTATTTCTTCGAGAATGTTGTCGAGCTTATCGAGTTGTGCAGTGTCGATTTCTTCTTTTGGAGCTGTGTAACCTGCGCGGTCTAAAATGTCCTTTGCCGCCGCGAGTTGCACTTGTTCGCTCTCTGCGTTCAATAAAGCGGCTGTCTTGTTTATCGCTCTCGGTACTAACGAGCTAATAGCAATACGGTTTCCGTCTGCAAGTTCTTTTGCAAACTCGCTGTTCTTTTTCCAATTACAAATGGTCTGTTCGGTAACTTTTAACTCTTTGGCGATTTGTGCCTGCGTTATTTCGCCCAAGAGCATAAGTTCTATGCACTTTTTTTGCTTTGTGCTAAGCACTATAATCACCCCTGTATATTAAAAAATTTTAAATTGTCTTATTGATTGATATTAAGCGCATTTTGTGATTATCATTTCCTGTGATATTGCCGATAAAACAACGCTTGCAGGAACAAAAACCGCTTCGCTTTGCCAACTGTCGCTATACTGTCTTTTGCGCTTGTATTGTTTACACCACTTAACGCCGTTTTTATTAAATGCGTTCCGTAAAAGTTGAAACGGTAAAAGATAAAATTTATCCCAATCATCAAAATCGAACGTATAAAGAATATAATCAACATTTGACCTGTCAGATAACGTCCAACCTTTTTTGCCTTTCATAGTTTCAGTAGGGCAAACACTCCATATTTCAAGTGCAAGTTCCGCTTCGCCATAATTCCAATAGCGTGAAGCTCCTTTTTCTCGAGTTTTAGCGTCAATTCCTATTTTTGCGCCGCCTTTAAGAGTTGCTATATAATCAATCCCTGTTTTGTCAGTTTCAACGTCCGTTTTCTCAACTAATATGCAAGAATTAATAGTGCTTTTTATCGTTTCAAGGTCTATTTGCTCTCTGCGTCCAAACGAAAATTCAAGTTTTTGGTTAAAATCCCATTTCATCAGCCATTTTCACCCCACATAGCCCAATTATCACGGCTTTTTCTGCCGAAAATGTCTATATAAGGTGCGTAACTGCACGTTTCAACCAACTTGTAAAATTCTTCTGGTTTTGCACTGTGTCTATCTCCTCGAGGAGCACAAAAATGAGTGCCAACATCGTGTCGCTTTAGCGGTTGACTACCTTTTACGCAAAATAAAATCTGCTCAGTATCACCGCGATAATAATTTCCAACACCGATTGACGGCTTAACCCAAGTTAAACAAGTAATATATCTAAATCCCCACGCTTCGACTAATCTAAAGGCTTTTGGTAAGCTCCGATTTGTTACCCATAAATACAAATGACAATTTTTGTCTGCTATCTTTGCTATCGGGAGCTGTTCTATTTCTTCAATCGGCATTGTTTTATAATCTGGTTTTGTGCGTCCAAATTGATTTATATCGCCTTCATCGTCCCAATCCCACGGCGGGTCAATCACTATTGTTTGAAATAGCCCTTTAGCCTCGAGCGGAGTTTGTAACTGTTCAACTTTCTTTGCGTTTTCTTGTCGCTCGCTTTCGCGCTTTTCTTCTTTTTCTTCGCGCTTTTTTTGTTTTACTTTTTCAAGCACTAATGAGCGTGATACAATATCGTCATTCTCTCGAGCTTCCGCTTTAGCTTGCTCCACAAGTTCGGGGTTTTTAGCAAGGGTTTCAAATCGGTGCGCTTGCATTTTTGAAAAACCCGCGGCTTCGATAACTTCAATTTTAGACGTTGCAGCGGTGAAATGTCTATTTTTCGCCCTATTATGAGTGTTTTGCTTTGGTATCTTCGCCATAAGCTCACCGATTTTGACTTCCGCGTCAAGTACGGCTTCGCTTATATCCTGCGCTTCTTCGAGTTTTTGCTTTCTGACTTCTTCTGCAAGCCCAACTTTGTCGATTGCTCGAATTTCAGCCCGAACGGCAACGAGCTTTTCTCTGCCTATCAAGACAAATTTTGTTAAATCTTCAATCCTTGTCGGAAGGTTGCTTTCTCTTACTGCTAAACTGTCCATTTTTGGCTTCCTTTCCGCTTCTTTTGAATAATTGATTTTATTTATTGGCATAAGAAAAAGCGCAGGAGAAGCCAACCTACGCTTTATCAGTGTTGCAATCACTGTCTTGCCATTATTAAGCCTTTCGGCAAAATAATTGAATAAAACAAAACCGCCCATCACTGGACGGTTTCGTAAAAAGGAGAATGTAAAAAAGTTGTACCACAACGGAAATATCGTTTTGCAATATCTCTATTTTATATTATAGCACCCAAAAACGTAACAACGTAACAGATTTTGAAAAATTCACCAAATATATCTGTGACACATCATCTTGACCGAATCAGGCGTTGAGCCTACTTTGGCGGCTATTTTTGCCCAGCTCATATTTCGCTTTAATCGCATATATAAGCAATTATCTTCGTACTTTTGAAGATTGAGTTTATTGATTGCGGAATCGCGCCTAAACTGCAACGCTTGTATTTCGGTGTTGATATCTGCAATTTCGGCAATAGCTTTTCCGATTTTATCGCTTGTGCCGCCGCCGGATGGTGCGTCGCTGAGTTTCGGTGTTACCGAATAAACGTCTGATTCGAGAACGCCGAGCCGTGATTGTAATCGGTGAATTTCTTTGTCGATGATTTTTACGTCTTTGTAGGTCATTAGATTCTCCTATTGTTGATAATTAAAATATTTTTTGTGATTCGTATATATAAGAGAGCCGCTCGCCTTCTGCTTCAAGGTTTTTTGCTTCAAGCTTTTTTGTAAATTGTTGAAATTCATTTATTACTTCTTCTGCTTCGGATTTGCTCTCAAAAATGGTATTTTTAAGCTTAAATTCGTCGATTATTTTATTTTTTCCACCGCTAAAACCGCATTTGTGAAACTCTATATACTTGTATGTGTATATTGTGAACCGTCCGTGATTGTTATCGCTGAGCCAATCGGTAACCTGCTGCCACGATGTCACTGTCTTTTCGGCTACACCTGTTATTATTGGATATCTGTCAGAATCATCCATTTTAGCAAGCAACACCCAAAATTTATCGCCTATATGTACAAACAAATCATCCACAACGATTTGTTCCCCTATTTGCAAATATATAATTTCATCAAAATAAAATTCTTTTTTGTTGACCTTAAATTTTCCTTCTTCTGAGTCGTATAAATAATTTATCGACGTGCTTATACAAATATTAGCTTTGTCATAATATTCGCAATCATCTATTTCATCCCATAGCAAGTTCTGATAAATGCAAATAATTTTTTCTCGTTGCATAAAAGCTCCTTTTCAAAAAACAATCAACCCCTGCCGCCCTGCGTAAAATTGTGCATTTGTGAATGAATATGTATGCTGTCATTATTGAATTGTGAGTTGCAAAACAGCAGGGGAGATTTGTGCGATGTTACTTCACTGTAACACCTTCTTTCTGATCTCGCCGCTCCGAGGTTATTTGCACGGTTAAAAATTGAATGAATGGATTTTTATTGTTCAACTGAGCGGAGTTGAATTTGACTATTAAAAAAGTCACGAATTATACGGTTTCGGTTTTTGTCGCGTGACCGTTTTCGCTTTGCGTATAAAGCTAAATGAATAGCTCTACGGTTCGGATAATTAACAAAGAAATCAACAAACTTTTTGAAAATTTCAATTATCGGGCTAAGTCTTTCCAAAATTATTGATACTGCTTGTTTAATAGCTTCAAGAATCGGTCTGATTTGTTCTAAAAGCTGTTCGATAACTTCGTTAAAATCTTGTTTGAATTGTTCAATATCAATCTGCAATTCTGAATCCAACGGTTTTGCTCCTTTCTCAAAATATCTTTATTTTCCTTAAATTCGCCCTGTATCGCATTTTGCTTCGCAGGCATATAATTTCATTACCAACTCGCTAAAACGCTGTTAGGGGCTAAATTCGGGCTAATGTGGGATATTGTCGTTTTGCTTACGCTTTGCGAGTGCCTGTTCGGCCATCTTTGCGCCACAATTTGGACAATAAAAATAATTGTTATCTGTCGGAGTACCTTCTTCTAAAACAAATCTTTCATTACAGACAGAACAACGATATATAGGGTCGCCGTACATATCTTCATCTTCAATCCATTCTGCGTGTTTCAGCTCCACAAATCGGGAGCGGTCTTTAAAGTGTTGACAATACTTTTCAATATGTTGTAACGCATATTTAGGATGATTGTATCTCTGCTTTATATCGCATAAATTATCGTGTAAGCAATCTTTACAAGTTGCCATTACTCGCTCACCTCCGCTTATGGCTTGATGATTTGGTATATTTATTTAATATCAAATGGGTGTGGTCTATGTGGAACTTCCATTTTCTCTATCTTTTTTATGTATTCGTCCCAAGGCAATTCTGCAATAGTATGTTCGTCGTTTATGATTCTATCGTCTTGATAATTAAATTCCACTTAATTCACCTCCGCTTCGATGATTGTTGGAAATGCAATATTATTGCTATTTTCATCCGCAAATCTTAACCATTCAACAACATCATTTACAGTTTCTATTGAGTTACCACAAGGATGATTATTCATCATCGAGATACTTGTTGCAGCTTTATCCGCGTCAATCAGTCTGCCGTGCGGCGTGGGAACGTTAACGAGAGGGCAATTAGGACTAATAACTTTTACATCACTGATTGTTTTTTGATTCAGGCAACACCAATCAGATTCAAAAGAGAATTTAGGATATTCTCTACAAAGACAATCTTTACACGATTTTGGCATACTCATACCCTTAATCAATAGGCTCATTTACTCAACTCCTTTTCTTTTGCCGTTGTCCTATACACCCCGCGTTTGAGGTAGTAGGTAATATTCCCTTCGCCGTCCGTGCCGGACCCTGTCACGATCCATCGCCGTCCTTGATATGTGACGAGCTGATCAATTTTGAATTTCAATTATCATCATCCTTTCCTTGAGCCGCTACCGCTACAACTGCGACTCCAAATATTGCGCCGAGCACAAGCCCAATTATGAATTGAAGCATTTTATTGTTCTCCTTTCGTTGGTGTGATTAGCTCACATCCAAACCCTGTACCGATCTGAACCACAAACCTGCACCGCTTGCAACAGTACACACAAATTTTCTTGCCGGTCTTTGAGTAGGGACAAACCCTGACCGAGCAGGAATGAAACAAGCGACCGCATTTGTCACATTTAATCAAATGGGAGGTCTTGTATCTCCGCACTGGTGAAGCTCCTTCCTGTGTTGAAGTCGATTTCTGTAAACCTTTGTTTTGCACCGTCAAAATCCATATCGAATTCACCGCAACTGCCAAACTTGTTTTTATCGAGCGTCACTATCGTTTCTTTGGAGTCAACAGCCACGTTGCTTTTGTCATTTACATAATCACGGTGGAGAAGAATAATATAATCGCTGTCCTGCTCTAAGCCGCCGCTCTCTTTCAAATCGCTCATAGTAGGCTTTTCTTTGCCTGTACGTGTAATTTGCGATAAAGCAATAATCTGTGTGCCTGTTTCTTTTGCGGTTGCTTTCAACGTTCGCGAGATATAATCAATGCGCTGTCTGCTGTTGTCGAAAACTACCTTTGTGTTGACAATCTGCATATAGTCAATCACAATCAAATCGGGCGTTTCTGCGTAAATTAAATCGCGTATATCCTCAACTGTGGTTAGGCCATCAACTACTTTCAAGTTTTTCAAACCGTCAATAACCGTTTGGATTTTGCTTGTTTCAACCTCGTGCGCTACGCATTTAGCATAATTTATATCCGCTATGTCCGCGACAATGCGGTCGTAAATCATTCCTGCCGTCATTTCCAAACTCACAAACACTACCTTGCGCTCGGGAACTGCCGTTGATATGTTAATGGCAAATGTGGTTTTGCCTGTTGACGGTCTTGCTCCTATGGTTGTAACCGTTCCGGCAACAAAACCGCCGCCGAGCTTTTCATCAAGCTGCCTGAATCCTGTTTTGATGTGCTTAACGGGCTTGTTATACTCGTCAAGATATTTCTGCGCGTTATCAACCTCGACCGTGCTCATATGCTTGGCCTGTTCGACAAGCTCCTGCAATTCTTCTTCGGTAACGCCGCCAATCGCCAAGCTGTCAATCAGGCTTTTGACTTTACGCTCGCTGTAGCTTTTCAGGAATATGCGGATATAATCGTCAAGGTGCAGGGCTTCAAGTCTCGGCGTTGTTTCCTCTGCTTTGTCAAGCCAATAGCCTTTGAATTCATCGTGAATTTTCAAGAAGAACTCGTTGCCGGGGGCTTTCTTGTCGGCTTCATAAGCTTTTAACAAAACGTCATATGTATCTTGATTGAATTGCTCTGAAAAATATTCAGGCCTAACCATACGGAAAATTTTATTTCTGCCCTGTTCAGCTTCAAGCGTGAAGCAATCGACAATCAATCTTTCTTCTGTGGTTAACATTTTTGCTCTCCCCATCGACTTTTGTATTTACCTTTGTGAAGCTCGTCAATAAATTGTTCCTGCTTTGAGCGTTCGGATGTAGCGTATAATGCATAAACCGTTTGCCAGTTTTTAGGGAACTCCGTTTTGCTGTCAACAAAGGCGTGATAAAACGTAGACGCCATATCGCCATCACCAATTCGATTAGTCACCTGATAGGTACGAATGTCTTTGAGCGATATTCCGTCTGCCTGCGCTCCCCCAAGAGCGCGAGGCAAAGACGGATTTTCTTGCGGTTTGTTTTTGTTCTCCTGTATTAAGTCTGTAGTAGATATAAATTTTGTAGAATTTATATCTACTTCTTTATTATTCTTGTATGTGTTCACTTGTTGTTCGTTTTGCTGTTCACTCGCCTGATATTTTTTCCAATTTTTGACGGTTATAAGCCGATTTTTGCTACTTGTTTGTTGTTCAATCAGTTGTTCACTTTCGAGGTCTTTCAAAACTCTCTGGACTTTGCTCTCATTCAGATCACCAAACATATCGGCGAGCTGTTTTCGCCCCGTAATAAGCTGACCGGGTTTTAGCATTATTTCCTTGCCTTTGAATAATTTAGGATATGGAGCGGAAGCGGCTCTAAGCAAAATCACGATCCATATAACAAAGTGCGCAGTGCTTTTCATAACTATTGGCTTATCTAAAACCGTGCGCATTAGTTTTATCCACCCTTTGTTAATCATTCAAGAGTCGCTCCTTCATTTCCCTATACAAAATGTCTTTTATCACCAAGCCCGACAATTCGGCAGGGCAGGGCAAATAAATACAATTATATCTGCTCATCCAAGCAAAGATACTTGCGACAAGTGCCTTTGATTTCATTTTGCTTCGATACTTGCCTTTATACGCTTTTTCGATGTCGCCGCTCTCAATCAAAAGATAAGTTTTAGCGTTTGCAGCTTTGGCGCGCTCAAATTCATTCGTGAACCGATCGCGGTTATGCGTATAGCAAGCGCAGAGTTCGTCTAATGACATCTTGCGCTCAACAACAACCTTGTCAAACAGATCGAATTTAGAGCCATCCGGCAACGTGACTCGCGCTGAGTAGTCGCCGAAGTCGAGCTTGTGCCACACCGCAGGAACACCCATAGAGCGAATACGCTTTTTGAATTTCGTGTTAGGATGTTCCCGCGTGTCAACAACAATCTCAAAAGTAGTTAAAATCCGCTTAACCTCTGAGCTTTTCATTATCAGTCAAACGGCAAATCATCATCGAGAACAGGTGCGTTGTTCTTCGGCTCGTTAATCTCGCTTTTCTTACCTCCGGTAAAAGAAGCGTTGTCAATATTGAGTTCAACGATCTTGCGCGTTGTGCCGTCGTTTGCTTCATATGTTCGTGTCTGGAGCTGACCTTCAACCGCGATCATATCGCCCTTATTAAAATATCTTGCGATAAATTCCGCGGTGCTTCTCCAAGCTACAACATCAAAAAAATCGGCTTTGCGTTCTTCTCCTGCCTTAACATAATTTCTGTCTACAGCAATAGAAAAGCTCGTTACACTCACGCCGCCGCTTGTCGTTTTAAGTTCGGGATCTTTTGTCAGCCTGCCCATAAGGACACATCTGTTGATACTCATTCTGATACCTCCTGAGTTGATTTTGATTTTTTATAGCAGTCGCCGCACATCTTGTATTTGTGCAAAATATCATTAGGCGACCAATACACACCTTTTTTGTTTGTTACACCCTGAACCGCCTTGCCACACTGTGGACAAATCACTTTTTCGGGTGCTTGCTGCCCGGCCGGGCGCTCTCGCTTTGTTATAACTGCGTATTCATCGGAGTCCGCGTCTTTGTTGTCATCAAGGTTAAACAAACCGCCGAGGGCATATTTACGCGCGTATGAGCTTGCTGTGCCTGTTATCTGCGATCCGTCCATACCTTTTTTATTTTCTTCTTCTCGGGCATATGCGTGAACCTCGATAGTTTCCTTGCCGTCCGTTAGCGTTGCAGTCGCTTTGATGTAGAACCTATCACCGACAAGCTCTATATCGTCGTTCAGGATCAGCACCGCGCCGTGCTTTTTACATATCGGCTTTGCTGCTTCAAGGATACTCTCGCAATTCCTATATTTGTATTTGCCGAAACTGTTGTACAAGTTTTTCGGCACGTTCAATTCTGACTGAATTTCAATCAACTTTGCGTAAATGCTTTTATTTTCCATTTATTTTGCTCCTTTCGCTTTTTCTGGTGGTGTGCCTATAATTTCACCTGTGAACTCAACGGGGCAGTTCTCGGGCAATTCTGGGATAAAGGGGTTATATATCATTGTGTTTGTCAGCCGACACCAAAAGCGTTTTAGATCGTTTTCGGAGCGGCAAAACGGGCAATACTGACACATAACTTTATCCTCGGGAAAATTGACTTGAATGTTTGCCGTGCCCTTTGTGAACCACAAGACTCCGTTCTTAAAATCATTTGCCATATTCAACCTCAATCACAAATATTTTTGTCAATCAAATAATCACGCAAACAGTCGTTGCACACATAATCGGTGTTGTCGTTATCGGTAAAGGCTAACCATTCTGTCGGTTCATCTTCCCACAAAAGGCAATCGCAGACTGCGCAGGTGAGATGTAATACGCCTTTTGGTTCTTCATAGTTCGGGCACATCGGATCGTGATTGTTGCCTAAACAATGGCAGTATTCACACATTAGAACCACCTTCACCATAGGCAAACTTGACCGCTTTGCTTGTTATGCGCAAAAAATCTTTGCCGTGCATTGCTCTAACAAAAGCATATTCATCGCTGTCTTGCGCGCAGGTTATTACCGACCTCACTGTGTATATAAAAACGCCTGTGTCAGCTTCTACGATAACCGTATCGCCTTCTTTCAAGTAACTGTTAAACGGTGCACCGAAAACATCAGGCTTCTGCTTAAATCCGTTCGGTGTAATCGTCGCGTCCGCTAAGACTAAATCAACATAATCTTTCATTTTTTGATCTCCTTTTTCTTAAAAAATATTGACTTTCCTTGACTAATAATCTATAATCAAATTAAGATTTATTCTTTACCGCCTGATCGGTTGCCGCCGTCAGGTGGTTTTTTACTGAACCGTTTCATCAATCAATCCGATATACGGCGAATTACACGCTTGCTCTGACCCTACGATATGATTAACCGCCGTTGCTTCTGCGTGGTATATGATCTCGGCGTTGAGCCTGCGGATGAAGCGCCTGAGCTTCTTTTTAAAGCTGAACCGTTCGGGCTTTCCGAATAGTTGAGCATCCTTGCGCTTCAACTGCTCTTTGCAGATTTCGCTTTTGAGCAATTCAAGGTGTTTGTCGCTGACGTTCTTAAACCTTGTTTTGCTAAATCCGTTCTGATAAGTGAACGTGACTTTTTCTTTCATTTTTAAAACTCCTTTCGCCGTTCATCGGCGTTTTTTTATTCCTTAAGACTTGTGCAAAAATTGTACAAGTTCGTCTTTATCAATACGCCACTGGTTAAAAACCTTGTGCGCCGGAATTTCACCCTTTTTGCATTTCCTTGTGATAACGTCAACGGTGAAGCCGAGAAGCCGCGCCGCCATCGGTACATCTATCACGATCGGAACATCATTCCAATTAGTTATGGGCTTGTCTTTCACGGTTTCACCTCGCTTTCTAAAAGTCGCTCCGAGCTTACCGAGTGCCGCGCCACTCGTTGGCAAACTACAAAATAATAAAAGGAGCAACTACTATGAAAAAATGAATCAGGGAATAACGTATATAGTCACCTGCGCGGCGGTTATGAATCAATCTTCAATAAGCTCCCAAGTAAATCTGCCCTTGCCTGAATTTCTCCATTGACCGAATCCGCGGAGCTGCCCATAATCGAGCCATTCGGTGATGATCTCGCGCCAGTCGTATTTCTTCGACGGCAGCCACTGTATTGTCAAATCAACGTATGACCCAGCTTGTACGGTTTCGGAGTGTGCCAGTGCTATGCGTTCGCCCTGCGCCGTCTGACCGCGCAACGGCCTTTGACATTCACCGACTTGTCCGTAGTTGTTAAATGGTATCTTGCGTTCTTTTACGAAAATACCGCCGTCAATTTCTTTCTTGAACGCCGTGACCTTTGACGATAAACTTCCGCTTGCTCTGCGCAACGCTCCGCAGGTGTCTTTAAAGAAGCCCTTGACTTGATAATCCCATACGAACGGAACCGAGTTACCGTCAATAATCATTCTGGGGAATACGGTCATTGACTTTTCAACGACTTCGCCAACGCCTAACGCTTCGACTTCTTCTTCGCGTGACGGTGCGTCTTTTGCCTTGCTTGCAATAAATTCATCGTGAATTTCTGGGTTGTTTGATGATGTTCCTAAAACTTCTTCAAAGAACGTCAACCTTACTTTCATTTCTTGTAGTTCAATCATTTTTTCTTTTTCCTTTCTTTTTTTGAATTTTTTTATACTAACGGTTTTCACTGTTGTATTCGGTTAGTCAATTCATTATTTGCATAGCTATTCCGCCGCAAATCAATTCGTTGCTTCGCCTTTGCTTTTTATCGCTATACGGTTCAATTCCTTCGCTGAGTCACGCTATTCTTTGCCTTTGCTGCGCGCTACTGCACCGCTCTTTGCCTTTGCAATTCGACGATATTCCTAACTAAACTTTGCCTTTGCGTTGATACTCTCAGCTATTCACCGCCTTTGCCAAGCTAATGTGTGCCACTCCGTTGCTATCCGTTGTCAAGCTGAGCCTTTGCATACATAGCGTCACCTCACCTTGCCGTTGCCAAACAACGCTTCACCATTCAAGCCTATACTATACCCTGCTTCGCCTTCGCAAATCAAATCAGTCGATACAACGCCGTTGCCAATCTGAGCAAATCTGTACGGTACAACGCCTTCGCAAAACGCTTCTCAGCCACTCTTTACCTTTGCAACTCTAAGTAGAGCTTTTCATATCCATTGCGTTCATCGCTCAACCAAGCTTTCTATTCCGTCGCTGTTCCCTGTTTAACTTTGCCTTTGCTTTACCGACTACGCAATACTATTCCAGTGCGTTGTGGGTCAGTGCCGTGCTGTGCCATAGCTCAGCGATACTGTGCCGTAGCCGTCCTACGCATAATCAAACTATGCTAAGCCGTTGCATACAAGCACATAACAGCCGATAAGGGCAACAATCAAAATCATCGTGCAGACTATCACAAATGAAAATCCGCGCGATAACCGCTCATTTTCTTTTGACAAGCATTTGACCCTTGATGTTAGAAAACTGGTTTTCATTTCAAGCGTGCTATGCAGCCGCTTCAAGTATTCGATTTCAGATCGCAGATAATCGGTGTCTTGCTTTGTTGCGGAATTGCTTGTAGTTGCGTTACCGCCGAAGCCGCCGATTTCAAGCGTTCCGTCATCGTGAAATTTTCCCAAAGTATTTTATGCTCCTTTCATTCAACGAACTTTCACTTGTTTAGTTTTCTAAACTTATGTTGCAAAAAAATAAATGGGTATATCCGCATTTGTCAACCCAAGTATTTTAATAGCCTTGAAAATCTCGCTCTGGGTAAACTCGTTCAAATTGTTTAATTTGGCTGATAGAGTGGTCTCTGCAACACCTAACATCTTTGCAAAACGCGCGTTCGTGCCGCAAATCTCTTTTATTCTTCCCCTGAGCTTACTATAATTAAATTTTAATGCGCTCATATTATCACCCCCTCTGTTTAGGTTTCTAAACCCATTATAAACTATATTTTTTGAATTGTCAATATGATTTTCTAAATTTTCTAAACTTTTTTTAATTTTTTCTTGATTTTTTCTAAACCGTGTTGTATTATAAGGTAAAGGAGTGATACTATGAAGGAGTTTAACCAACAGCTAAAAAAGGCTATGGAAATTAGAAATATAACACAAGCGGAATTATGCAAAAGAACAGGAATACCAAAATCAGCTATGAGCCAGTATATATCAGGAGCTTTTCGACCGAAACAAACGCGCACGTATTTAATTGCGGAAGCTCTCCACGTTAATATAGCGTGGTTAATGGGAGCTGATGATATTCCAATGGATAGTGAAGATAATACTATAATAGCGTTGCCGTCCGATAACATCTATATGCGCCCATTATATGAAAGCGTTGCCGCCGGTTTCGGTGCTCCCGCGGTCAATCAAATTATTTCGTATATACCCACATATATACATAATGCGTCCGAAAAGGATAAATATATTTGGGTTCGTGTTCAAGGGGATAGTATGTTTCCGAAAATTGAAGATGGTGACAAAATCCTGATAAGGCTTCAAGACAGCGTCGACAGCGGACAGATCGGCGTAGTGCTGATTGACGGGGAAGAAGCGGTCGTAAAAAAGATAAACTATGATACCGATTATGTTGAGCTTATATCTTTTAACCCGTATTATCCACCGCGCCGCTTTGAAGGCTCAGACGTTCAGCGGATCCGTGTTGTCGGTCTTGTTCGGGAAGTAAATAAAGAATTGCAGTGATTTAAAATAAAAAAAGCCGCCTTGCGCTACCAACACAAGACGGTTTTGGGAAAAAAGAAAAAGGAATAATAATTGAACAGTTATATTATAACATAGGAAGGGGGAAAAATCAATGCAAAAATTGACAAAACGTAAAGACGGTCGGTATCGAATCGGCGTTTACATCGGGCGAGATCAGAACGGCAAAAGCAAATATAAATATGTCTATGGCAAAACGCAAAAGGAAGTTAAAGAAAAGGCAAACAAGGTCAAAATCCGTGTCGGAAAAGGTCTTGATTTGCTCAACGATAAAATGACATTCGGCGAGCTGACAAACCAGTGGATAATCTATAAAACACCGTTGTTACGCAAGCAGCAATTAAACGACTATAAAACCGCTCTAAAGCCGTTTTCTCCCTTGAACGATAGAAAACTCAATACATTAATAAAAAACGATTTTCAGGCGATTATAAGCGAATATGCGGTATATAACCCACACACAGGCAAGCCCACGGCAAAAGCAACGCTAAACGGCTATAAAATGGCAGCTCGACAAGTCATTGACTACGCTATTGAAAACCGCATTTTGGAATACAATCCGCTCCAGTATGTTGTTATCCCGAAAACAGCACCCAAACAAAAACGGCGCGAATTATCCGAGATTGAGCAACAATGGATAATCAACACCGAGCACCGGGCGCAGCTTCCGGCTATGATTATGATGTTGGCAGGATTGCGGCTCGGGGAGTGCCTTGCCCTACAATGGCAAGATATAGATTTAAAAAAATCCTGCATAAGCGTTCATCAAAAACTGCTGTATAAAGAAAACCCGCCCGCGATCGTGCAGGGGGCAAAATCTGAAAACGGTATCAGGCAGGTCAATATTCCTAAGCTGCTTGTCGAATATCTAAAAGCTTATTCAGATCATAAACCAAATGATTATGTTTGTTTGACCGCGCACGGCAAGCTCTACACCGCCGAAGCGTGGAAAAGGGTATGGGATAGTTATTTGAAAACGCTGAATATAAAATACGGCGATTTCTCAATGTACGAAAAGGAATATAAAAGTAAATTTGACCCCGACGGCGTGCCATTCGTAATAGAACGGTTCACCGCGCATTATCTCAGGCACACCCACGCAACAAATCTTTTCCGTTGCGGTCGAGATATTCTATACATCCGCGATCAGCTCGGTCACGCTGACCCCGAAACAACATTGAAAATCTATACGCATTTGGTTAAAAATCATCAAATTTCAAAGACAAACAAAGTTATAAGCATTGATAAATTTCTTGAAAAAATCAGCACGCAAAAAGCAAACTAAAAAAACATATGGGTCAAATATGGGTCAAGAGAGTTTCAGAATCCGCATAAACACTGAGCAAATCGGGATTTTAACCCCGCCTTCGTAATCAGTAGGTCGTGGGTTCAAGTCCCATCTTCAGCTCCACCCCAAAAACCGCATTGGAAAGCCATTTCTCGGTATTTTCAGTGCGGTTTTATTTTTCCTTAAAATCATTAAAATACAGTA